CTTCTTGGATTTTACGAGTGTCGTTTTGACATATTCGTAATGAGGATTGTAGATATGAACCTTGACATACTCCCAGCGTTGCTCGAAGGTCATGCCAAGCTTCTTCAAATCAAAGAAATCAAACACGTGGAACTTGAGCTTCAGGGGATCAGTCTTGAAAGTGCTCGTAAGTTCTTCAAAGTTGAGGTTAGGGTCAAACGCTTCACCATCAACATATTGACCCGGTTCAAGACCTTTCCCAAGAATTTCAGTTCCGGGGATGATCTTTCCAGTTCTCGAGATGCCACCATCCTTTGATACCAAAAGACGAACACCGTCAAGCTTGGGTTGAACATAGAAGGGTTCAGAGATGTGCTTCTGACGATCCTCCCATTTGTTTGCAAGCATTGGCAACACTTGGCTGCACTTGGCATTCTCATTGTTCCACATAGTTTGAGCACGCTTGAGAGCTTTCTCATAACCAGTCTTGACATTGGTTCGTGATTCAATAAACTTGTCATTTCCCACGATACCAGAGATCCTCACAATGTCAGCAGTTCCATTCTTCAGGTCTTCAACTTTGAAGTCAGTGTAGCGGGTGCGGTTCAATTTGTCTTTGTGGATAAGGCGTTCCATTATACGATAATAAAATGTAGGTTTTAAATAGATGTCTGAGTTACCAGTTATCAATTATGGTAGAATGGAGCGACTTAGGTTGCCAGATGAAGACACTTTTAATTTAAACATGATGTGTGTAATTTTTATTTGTATCATCGTATTGGGTTTGTATAAACGGTCGGTCGACATTAGGCAATCCCGTGAACGATCTTATATTTTAAGGCTTTAGCTGAAGAGAGATATACATCTTTCTTCATCATTCTTTTAAATTTTCTCTGTGGGATTTTTGTCTTTTTCATGTAGATGTCTTTGATGGCCTTCATGAATTTGCCACATGATTTCACCTCATCCTTCATCTCTTCGTAGTTACCCCAAAATTCGCCTGTACTAATTTGATGAATCAAGATGTGAGCGTTCGCCCCCATAAGTCTCTCCGTCCCACCGAGTAGCATGAATGTAGCAGAACTACAACACGATCCCTGTGCAATTGTGGTAACCTTTACACGAGACTTTTCCAATACATTCATGGCAGCGATACCTGCAAACAGATCACCACCATCGCTCATAATATGAACACGAATCATGGGTGTGTATCCATACATATCTGCTGCTTTCTTGAGTACATCAATCTCAAGTTTTTTGAAGTATTCAGTAAAATCTAGAATACTTTCTTGAGTAATCTCTCCGTAAAAGAAGATTTCGTTACCGATGGTCTTGACAGTCGCTGGGGTATCGTCGTTATCGTCTTTCGATGACATGTTTGAGAGCCTTTTTTATATTTGTCACGTCTCTTTGTTTTAACTTACTTGTTACGGCGAGGTGGTTCATCACGTCAAAATCTTGTGGAGTGATTCCGTAGTCTAATAACCTATCAAAACGTCCAAGCTCTGCATATCTCTTTAATAGGCACATTTCATCCACTCCGAGGCGATTTCCAGATTTTCTTCTGATTTCACTAAACTTTTTGAAACGCATTTTAAAATTTCCAAACTTGGTCCATGCGCTACCGGATCTAATAGTGTCTGGTTTAAGTGGTGTATCAAGGTACGCTTTTGGAATTCGTATACCGGCGTGAGTATAATAAGGAAGTAGATTCCATTGACCATTGTAAATATATGCATCGAGTACATCGGCTTCTGAGAGGGAGTTTGATATACGTATAATATCGGCACCCTCAGATTCAACATAGTTTTCTTGAAGTGTATCACATATATGACCGTGCTCGGGTATACTATCGTACCATGGAAATGGGTCACTCGTACATAGAATATCTCTCACATATTCTTTTGAAGTTTTAAAATCATCTATGTCGTCATAGTTTTCTATATAGTTTAGGTAATTTCGGACGGATCCCTTTGATTTTATTGCCGCTTCTTCGGCTCCTTTTACATTTTTTATAGTTAATAGTTGATCAACAGTAAGGGGTCTAATGAAGACTGTTTGAAAGTTTGGAAGCAGATACCCATTTATAGAAGTTGCAATCAGTGATCTATTATTCACTGAACCATTTTCAACAACATGATCTACCAAGTGTTTGTACAACAGTGGTTCGGCATCATAATCTTCCACAATGATTGGTACACTGGTGTCTTTCAAGTACTCGACGGGTGTCTTCTTATGAATTTGTATACATAAATTTAGATCGATAACTTGTTGAAGTAAATGAGTTTTACCCACACCTGTTGGACCACATATAAACACATTTTGGTTCTCATCAATTAAACGTTTAATTCGTTTGAATTCTTCAACGTGAATCGTGTTCCCTTTGTCATTGTTTTTTTGTGCAATAATTTTAATGAAGCGGTCCATGGATGATCTTACTAATCAGGCCATAGATTTGGTGCTGGAAAATGACGCACTACATGAAAGGGTAGTCAAACCTTTAAAACAGAAAATGTTCCCTTATGCTGTATCTATAACTATATTCAACCTCATCCTATTTATTCTCGTCGTTCACCTTGTTCGACGTCTATCGATTCTTCAGACTTCTCTTCATCAGTTTGAAAAGCTTTCCCAACCTTAGAGAATGGTGTATCTTCGGTGATAGCCGTTATGACATGAATGGGTCGAACATCGAGTATTTCTGGTTTGACGAAATCGGTTTCTTCATCAGGGTATGATGCTTCAAAGTCTTTTATAATATTTATAGGAACAGCTGGAGACTGTTCGATGAGACGATCATACTCGGCTTTACATTCTTCTACAAATTTTAGACCATCCTTTCTACGTTCTTCGCGAGGAAGAGCTAACATCAGTCGAATATTACGTGATAATAACCCGTATGATAAAGCAGCCGTTCGATGATTTTCCATCAATTCATTAATTTTTAAAAATTGCATGATAGTGGCTATGAGACCAGCTATCAAATTCATACCACCAATCACCGAAGGAACAATAGGTCGCATTCCTTCTGGGAAGGAAGTTTGTGCAAAATTCGCGGTGCCGGTGACTGTAGATAATACAATTACGGGTAAGGTAAAACGCATCGATAAAGTCTTGTAGAGTAGATAGGCTCTATGGTTCATGAACCTATAACACGCAGCAGCCTCACCCCACTGGCGTAATATATTTTCATGTTGATCGTTCCACGATTTTTTCATCGTCTATTATATATGAATATAATCTTTGTGCTTCATTTATTAATGTTGGTGGCGGCTGTGGTCGTACCCATGTTCGTCAAGGATGTTCGATGGCTTGAGATGTATTCTTTGTTTATACCATTTGTCTTTTTCCACTGGATAACAAATGATGACACATGCTGTCTTACACAACTTGAGGTATATTTAACTGGTCAGGATAAATCAAAAACTTTTATGTCACAAGTTCTTGACCCTGTGTATAATGTTTCTGATGACACGTCTGGTAAACTTATTAAACTATCCGCTTTTGCCCTCTGGATGTTGGTTCAAGTAAGACTTGGTCGCATTAATACGATCATGGGGCTTAAATCTAAATGAGTCAAAAAAGTGAACGGACACTTTCCAATTGTAGTGTATAATCATACATAGAGCATCTGCTATATCATGTTCACGATCATATGGTATTTCCTCTATGTACTTTCTGGCTATTTTCACACTTCTTTCCTTTCGTTCCTCGTAATTTAGGCCACCCATACCAAAGTGTCTATGCACACTAAGTGGGGATATCAAAACCACTTTATCCATGAAGATGTAATGTAACAATGCTTCTATATTATTCATTCCAGATGGTGGCTGTCGTTCCACAAGAATCACATCAGCCTCTTTAAATATATGATCATACTCTTCTACAAATAAAGATATCAGAACAGCGGCATCATTGCTCTTACCAGAATATTTATACTCTCCTAGATCAATTTTTTTCAAATATTCAATTTCTATTTTATGTCCATGACATAATGCCATGACCAGGCCCATATTTGTATATCCAATATCGATCCCCAATATTTTCATGGCTTATTATAAAGATGAAGATTAACTATAAGCTTGTAAATTCTGTAGTTCTTCTGTCTATCCCTGTGATCATGATTTACGCTTTGGTGAGGAACCCAGTTGAAGTAGAAGTAGAGGTCCCTGTTCCCGTGGAGGTACCAGTTCCGGTAAGGGTTGAGAGTCAGCGAATGCCTCCAGAATACAGGGGTCCACCCATAAAGAAATACAAGCCTGGACATTTCCAACAAATCGGACTACTTTCTAACGAGGCGGGTGAAACTTTACCCCTATATGGTCGCGAGGTTCGTAACAGGCGTGACCGCTATCACTACCACACAACAACTCTCGGTGATCAGGTGTACCCTATTCCCGTTTCTATAGATGGCCGTGAATGTACAGAGGATATTGGTTGTCCCGAATTATATGGTGGTGAGCAAGTAACTGTCTATGGTCGGGATGATGTTTTCACTGTGAAGGCGTACCGGACGGACAATTTTTTCTAATTAAATCAAATTCTCTCAACGTCAAAGATCCATTATCTCCTCTTCGTTGAAGGTGAATAGACTTAATCTTCAGTAATTGAAGTACCGTATCATCATCCAAGTGTTGCGAAAAATTCCGCTTCGCTTGAATGTCGTCAAGTTGATTGTTCTCTTTTAGGGATTGTATATATGGCCAGGTATACCGCCGCAATTCATTTAGTTCCCCTCGTAAATTTACCATCTCAGGAAGAAGTACTTCTCGGATGAGTCGGTTTGTTTCTGTTAAATCTTCTTTATAGGACATAGTTATATTTCAAACATTTTCTTTATCAATATTAATGGACTACAAGCAGTTGAAAGAAAAAGTTAAGGGAACCGGTCAACGTGTCACAAAAGACGTAAATGGTAAACGTACAAAATTAACCATGAAGGAGTTACGAAAAAAAGTTCATAGAAATATGGAAAATCGCGTTAAAAATGCAAAACAGACAGTTGGTATGTGCAAATCTCTGTTAAACATGGGTACTACAGGTTCTAGGGCTCCTCCCCCACCACCTCGACCTCCTATGAGGCGTGTAATGCCTTCACGTGGTGGTATGCCACAGAACCTCATCAAGAATCTTCAAGGTGCATTGAATCGTCGAGGTCTTAGACAAATCGCAAACCGAAACGCGAGGACAACAGTCGCTTAGCTTTCGTCATCGATGGTTGACTCCAAAGTAACCACCTAGACCAAAAACCGGCCGTGTACATACCATTTTTCGACCAACGTTCTTTATCACTCCTAACGACGCTCAACATACGTCTATGTACGTCTTGATCGCCGCTTGGAACATTTCCACCATGACGTTGAACATATAAACGCATCCGCATTGGATCTTTGTGGATTGTATAGTCAGTGTAGCCTCGACCACCAAAGTCTACTTTACGACCATTTTCGAAGATCGCTCTGAATTTCTTTTGGGGGTTGGGACTCTTGATGAGTCTGACCTTCATTATTATAATTAGACAAGTTTATTCTGCTTGAGGATGATGTACGCAAGCATGAGTACCTGGACAACCTGGAAAACAGTAAGGCCGAAAGGCATCTTGGGGACAATGAGTAACTTCTTCTCAATGGGTTCGGCCTCAGCCTCGGTTTCGGGCTGGTATTTTTCGTAACAGTGGGGCATTTCTATATACTCAGAAATTAAGCACCACTACAGGAAGGGCAAGCATAATTTTCAACCAACTTCTTCTCCTTACCACGTTTCACTAGGAAGAGATGGTCATACATGTGAAGGAGGGTTGTCGCCGCGAAAATAGCAATAGCGGGACGATTACCTAAGTTCTTTGTCGTCACGAGCACGAATAGGAAAACAGCGAGAAGTACAATTTGTACCTGAGTAAACATCATATTTATAATACCTTTAGATTATTTATGAAGTACTGCACTGTGACAAGTTATATGTCACGTGGTCCACATGTCATAAGTGACAATGTATTATGTGCTGAGAGAAGACTTATACGCAGCCTGTATGTCAAGTGTATCAAGAGTGGTAAAAAACCCCATCAATTTACAGATTGGCTCCACCGAAAGTATGGTCAGTTGATAGTAGAGAGAAAGAATACACTTGGAGATGCGATATCACTACCCTGTGTATTGTGTCGCAAAACTTTGTCAAAACACGGGATAAAGTGGATGGCTCACGATGGGTGTAAATGGGTACACAGTAACAATAACATATGTGTTCCTATACCTACTAGATCTACAAACAAACAGAAGAGGTTGTTAGGATTTAAGTATTAGGGTTATCTACCTGCCCACCACATGTCAGAATGTGTAAATTCGTCCGAGTAAAGATGATTTCTACAAACTGCTATATACATATCACTTCCTCCTATCAATTCTAATTGTTTATCTGGTACAATCCTTTTTGTAAATGGTCCACATGTTCCATCTTTACATACCATACACAAGGCTGATAGTTTCACAACTTCACATGCGAGTGGAATACAATCGATGAGTTCACCAAACTTTCTTTGAAAAGAATCCGCATCCAAACCTGTTAGTATAATCTGTTTTTTCAGATAGAGACAATGTTCCACAAATTTTTTGAGTCTAGGAAAAAATTGTGCTTCATCGATGGCAACAATGTCTGCGTTTTCAAATGCATCTCTGTCTAAGAGACTAAAAAGATCGTGAACTTTGTGACAGTTAAATTTTACATTGTCATGCGTCTTCAAAACTTCATCGGGTGATCGCGTATCTTTTGCTGAGTTTACAACTATAATGTCTTTCCCAAGAACTTTCAAACGCTTGAGTCTTCTGATAAGTTCGGAAGTCTTACCTGAAAACATATTTCCCATAACAATTGAAAGACTCATATCTACTAATTATAATGTTGTATTTTTTATATGGGTCTCGGCATTCATAGAGCAGTTTTCAATGGACACGAGGGATACTTTAATGCCAGGACGGGTCGTGTCAAATTTCAAGGGAAAATATTTCCCAACATTGCAACTGCCATCAAGAGTCTAAAGTAGATTCTTTTTGTATATTTCCACCCAACTTGTCACACTGGTTTCCTCTTCGTAGCACCATGGATACATTTCCTCGTCGTACCCTGCAAAATGAATGGGATTTATCTATGTTTAATGAACTACATATATCAGCTTTACACACTTGCCGAGGAGTGTAACTATTTGTTAGAATCATGTCGTCAAAAAGTCGTCTAACCAATCTTCTGTTTTATGTCGGACACATTTTTGGCGACCCGTAATTGCGTATATTTTAGATATTTTTGGTCGCATCATCTGGACGATTGCACGAGACCCGTGTATAGGTTGTAAGTTATTAAAAGTTTGTGAGTCGTAAAAATCGCGTACCATTTTGGTTGATTCTTCTTGGGACAAATCGAAGATATTTCTATATACATACGAATATCTTGGTTTTGAAGGTAGTTTTAGTTTATTATGTTGAGCCATTGGTTTAAGAAACTCTACTAAAACTTCATCTATTTTAATAGCCACCCGATACATACATATCTTTATGATATTTTCTCTATATCTATTATAGATGAACGACAAAACTCTCGTTTTCAGTTGGTGGTTATGGGTTTTAGCAATCCTTTTTAAATTAGGGTTTACATCTTATTCACCGTTCTTACCGTTATTGATTGCACTCGTCGTTGCAACATACTTAGTGGTATATAAGTTCCGTCGTGAATATCACTGGACAAAGAAGGTTGTCATCATGTCTTTAGAACTTTTGTTTACGGTGATGAGTTATTCGTCCAGATCTATTTTTGATACGACAGACCTGATGATAACTACTATGATAACTATGGTATACCTATTCTATGTAAATTTGAATGGTACAAATGTTCATGAGTTGTATTTTAAAAGGTTTCCTGAGTCACACAAGGGTAAAACTTTCATGGAACACCTAAAAAATCTCAGTAAAAGGTAAGATGCCTCTCACCGATGCCCAAATTACTCGAAAAGTTGGGCAACTGCGTAGAACAGAAGGTCAAATCTATGCACCTCTCAAATACTTCAGGGGGCTTGGGACTCTCAAGGAGGTTGAAACTCGTTACAAGAAGATGCTCAAGAAGGACTACACCAAGTTCCGAACAGACGAAGGAAGAAAGACGAAGACTTCCTCCTACACCCAAAAGTTTAGGAAAAAGTACGGCTCAGGTGTTAAGTCGTTGCCAGATATTGCGAAGGCTACTGGCATTCCTCTAAAGACTGTGAAGACCATCTACAATAGGGGGCTCGCTGCGTGGAGAACCGGGCATCGACCGGGAGCTTCTCCACAAGCGTGGGGGTACGCGAGGGTGCATAGTTTTGCCACTAAGGGTAAGACGTACTATACGGCTGATAAGAATTTAAGATAAATATTAATAGTTCGTAATTACAACGTGTGTGGTATTGATTTCATTTCCTATTCGGTTTGAATGTAGTTTAAATCTATAATTCTTAGGATAAGAGTGTTTAATATAATCCCCATACAATTCATCTATCAAAGGCGTTTTACCTATGACAATCATACATTTAGCCTTTGATCGTTTAAAACATTCAGCAAGTTTTCGATGTTCCTCCACCCCAAAAGAACAATAACCATAATCAGTAAATTCGCTGTCATATGGTGGATCTAAAAATATAAAATTTTTAGGATCATCGCACATTTCGAACACTTTCTCGAAACTGTCATTTAAGATTTTTGTATTTTCGAATATCGTTTTATAGTTTTCATTTTTTACTTCCTCGAAGTTAAAAGTTTTGTATCTTCCATATGGAATATTAAACTTACCTTTACGATTATATCGAAGCATACCCCTGTAACAGGTCTTTCGAAGATAATAAAATCGCTTTGCATTGTCCAATGGTGTATTTACTTCGAACTTATCTCTCACGTTATAATACACTTCTTCTGTATTTGGGTTATTCGTTAGAAATTCATGAATATCCTTACCTTGACCGTTCTTTACAGCATTATAAAAATCAACAAGTTCTTTGTGAACATCAGACACCACAGCTTTCTTTGGTTCTAAGTGAAAAAACACCGCTCCTCCACCAAAAAAGGGTTCAACATACGTGTCTATAGTCTCTGGAATAAGATTTGAAAATTGTTTGATTTCATCTTTTTTACCACCCGACCATTTGACGATAGGCTTCATATATATTTTTTACATTTTTAACTTTAAGCATTTAGTTCATCCTCTTGTATGGTTCTATGTGCAACAGAATTGAGCCAAGCTATGTATTCTTCTGATGATGAAAAGGGATGTAGTCCATATTTTGCAAGGTAATCTTCTACAGGTAATACTGATACACCACTTCTCTCGTAGTAATCGGGATGATTAGATATTCGAAGTGTGTCGTATGAAAAATGACGTAAAGCAACAAGAATACCCCTTGTATTCTCAACCTGTGCAATTTGTAAAATTTTGGCGAGTGTTCCTGCCTTCTTCTCCGAATCCAGTTGCAAGTTTGATTTCAACTCTGCATAAATAACATCCCCACCTCGTTTAAACAGATGGTCCCTCTCCTTAAGACCCCAATGGTTACATTCCTTGATATCAATCCAATCTGAATTAGACTTAATGTAATTTCGTAATATGTTTTCAATTGTCGTCCCCAAGCGGATAGACTGACTTTGGTTTAATTGAACATTCAATAGACTTTTTAAAGATTCAAATTTATTAATGTATTTTTTTGGGGAGGGCTTGTTTAAGAAATAACTATCTGTTGAATTGTATATCAGATCGAGGGTCATGGTGTGCTTATGTTTATTAAAGACCTGTGTCTTTATGTAATCACTTAGGCTACCAAAATGTCAAGAATATCTTGGGACGACTACTTCATGAAAGCTGCGACTCTGGCATCGGTTCGGTCTCCGTGTGATAGACTACAAGTAGGGTGTGTTCTCTCAAAAAACAATCGTCTTATTAGCATGGGCTATAACGGTTTTTTGAGTGGCTCTGAACACAAGTCCATCGTGAGAGATGGACACGAACAAGCGACAATTCACGCAGAGATTAACTCTATAACGGATGCAGCGAAACGGGGTGTTTCCGTAG